ACTCGTTCCGCATTACGTGTGGCGGCTGAGTTAAGCAAGAAGGCATACGATAGACGCTCAGTGATAACTTGGGATGTCTCCATAGCGACTCTAAAGTCACCTTGCTTCTGTACTTGGAGTGTAGACACATCATTTGCATCTCCTGCCACAATCGCTCCGTTTGGACTCTCAGCTAACACTCTAGACTTAGTAGTACTGTTCGGGCGTACCATGAACAGAACTTTAGCTGATGCCGCAGAACCTTCTACGATTGCTTTGGTCAATGCTTCTAAACTTTTAAGATCACCGAAGTATTCTTCAACGAAACCTCGTCCGTAATCTTCACCATCGACACGAATAAAACGCAAAGGAATGAAGGGGCATTTATCTAAGGGAAAAGTCCCTTCACTTTCTGGCACTATCGTTCCTGCCACTTCTTGATAAATTTCCCACTTCTTATCCTTGCGACAAACCTTGGTGTACAAGTCGATGCTTTTCGCATTATCCTCGATCTTGTCAGCCAATTCTTCTTTCATTTGTGCGGATAGCATCAAAGGGCTTACGCTCTCTTTGATAATAATTTCTAACACGTTGCCCATAGTGTCACGAGCAACTACATACCGATCCATTCGGTATACTTTCATGCCGTCTTTCTTTGGCATATATACAAGTGCGTTACCTGTAACGATTAAACTTTTTAAGGCTTCAAAAACTGGAACCCTAACAGCACCTGCCTCAATCTCTCCCATCGTTGCTCGTTCAATACGAGATAACGCTTCTTCTACCATGCCACGATTGTCACCTGCCTGTATCTTTTCCAGATCAAAGTCATCAATCATCAAGCGGAAGAATGGCGTGTTGGGTGGAAGGAGTGATAGCAGTAGTTTAGATGCTAAGTTATTAACGCCCCGTGCGCCTACTCCTTGGTAGGGAGTGTAGTACTCAGTGCTACCATTATGCCCGTCAGGGGGCAGTAGTGTCGGGATGGTTAACTTAGCCGCTTCTCGTCCACGGGAAAGAAAGGAACTCCGAGTGCTTTCTAGTTGTTGATAGCGATTAGCTACCGAAGTTGCCTCATTCATACGTCACCTATTAAGCTGATTTTGTAGGGATGTTCAGTCCTGCACCACCACCTTTGTACTGCATACCAGTAGTACGGGCTACTGTTAGACCTCGTTTACCTCTACGCTTCTTGTTCTTTACTTCCGCATCGGTTTCTGCGTCAGTTGGGTTAATATCCAATTCTGCTTGATGCGCCTTTGCGGGGGCGGCAACTGCGGCAGGTGGGATTACTTTAGGAGCCTTACTTTTCATGCACATAATTTATTCTTCCTCAAATTCTTGGTCATACAATTCCTCTAATTTAGCAATCACGGACTGCTGACCTTGGAGAAATGAGACATCGTTTAGGGTTATGTCCCTGTTATTAGGGAGTTTACTGGGAAAAAGACCCTTGAGATACTCTACAAGGGGCCTAGAAATACTATAGTCTTTATTTAATACTTTCATACTCGTTCCTACATTAGGGGGCCATTAGGATTTACACGCTTGTTTTAGGATTCCAAGGGTATGTACGCAATTCTGGAGTGCAACCTCAGTATTACCTGACTTAGCGTAGTAAGCG